AAATTAGATTATAGAAATCAAATAGCAAAGATAGATAGTTTAGAATCACAAAAACAAAATCTTGAAAATTTATCTGATGTTGGTGAGTTTGATTATATTGGTGATTTAAGTCAAGATGTTAAAAATATAGATACAAGACTTAATCAAGCAAAAAACAATTTACAAAATAAATTTATGGTTTCAGAGGCAGAAACTGTTGCAGGAGAAAAAGCATTAGAAGAATCTTTTGATATATCTAAAGCCAAATCACCATTTGCAAGATTACAATTATTTGCAAGAAATATAGAGGGAGTTCAGGATGACCCATTTTTAAGTGACGTAACATCTCCAGAAAAAACACAAATGGATTTAAATTTAAATATGCTTCCAACATTACCCACAGATATTATGCAATTTAAAACTTCAGACGCAATAGATTTAGCACAAGCGCTTAGAGCAGGGGGTCAAGACGTGTCTGCAAAAGATGTATTGGCTTATAGAGATCAATTAAAACAAATGCCTTTAATAGATGCTTCTAATCAATTTGGAAGAGAACAGGTATTTGGTACACAAGGAACTTTTTTTGGTCAACCACTAGCAGGTGGCGGTATTGCTAAATTGGCTGGTGTAGATTCAGGACCCCCACCAGCATCTGGCCCCAACTCACAAGGGTTGCAAGGTCTTATGAAACGTGTTAAGAAACTATAGGAGTATAAATGGCAGATATAGATAAAGGACTCCCTAGTAACACAAGAACAAAACTTGACATTCCAACGGATGAAGAGATTAAAGAAGTTAGTGTTGAGGAGGAGATAATAGATAAACCACCAGTGGAGGTAATACCTGAAGAAGATGGTGGTGCAACTTTAGACTTTGAACCGGGAGCTATAAATATACCGGGAACAGAATCACACTTTGATAACCTAGCGGATATTTTACCAGATGATGTTTTAGAGCCAATCGGTAACGAGATGGTGCAAAATTACATGGATTACAAATCCTCTAGAAAAGATTGGGAAAGAGGATACACAGAGGGGCTTGACTTATTAGGATTTAAATACGAAAACAGAACAGAACCTTTTCAAGGAGCATCCGGTGCAACACACCCAGTCCTTGCAGAGGCAGTTACACAGTTCCAAGCACAAGCTTACAAAGAATTATTACCAGCAGATGGACCAGTTAGAACACAAGTTATTGGTGTAAAAAACCCAACAACAGAACAACAAGCAACTCGTGTTAAAGATTTTATGAACTATTTAATTATGGATCAAATGCAAGAATACGAAGCAGAGTTTGATTCTATGTTATTTCATTTACCACTTGCAGGATCTACATTTAAAAAAGTTTACTATGATGTGCCACTTGGAAGAGCGGTATCAAAGTTTGTACCTGCAGATGAATTAATAGTTCCATATACTGCAACTAGTATTGAAGATGCAGAAGCTGTAATACACACAGTTAAAATATCTGAAAACGAATTAAGAAAACAACAAGTATCTGGTTTCTATAGAGATGTAGAACTTGGACCACCAGGTAATGTTGAAAGAAATGAGTTAGAAAAAAAAGAACGTGAATTAGATGGCACAAAAAAATCTGGCAAGAACGAACCAGTTTATACTTTGTTAGAGTGTCATGTAAATTTAGACTTAGATGGTTTCGAAGAAGTTGGTGCCGATGGACAACCAACAGGAATAAAATTACCTTACATCGTAACTGTTGAAGAAGGTAGCCGAGTAGTGCTCTCCATACGGAGAAACTATGCGCCCAATGATCTAAAGAAAAGTAAGATCCAATATTTCGTCCACTTCAAATTTCTGCCAGGACTAGGATTTTATGGCTTTGGACTCATTCATATGATTGGCGGATTGAGCCGTACCGCAACGGCGGCTCTCCGTCAATTATTAGACGCAGGTACATTATCAAACTTACCCGCAGGATTTAAACAAAGAGGCGTTAGAGTTAGAGATGAAGCAGCACCAATACAACCAGGTGAATTTAAAGATGTAGATGCACCGGGTGGTAGTTTACGTGATGCATTTTTTCCATTACCATACAAAGAACCATCTCAAACATTATTAAATTTATTAGGTATAGTTGTGCAAGCAGGTCAAAGATTTGCAGCGATCGCTGATATGCAAGTAGGCGATGGTAACCAAGCAGCCGCTGTTGGAACAACAATTGCATTATTAGAACGTGGTTCACGTGTTATGTCTGCGATACACAAAAGATGTTATGCAGCAATGAAAGATGAATTTAGATTATTATCAAAAGTAGTTTCACAATATCTACCACCAGAGTATCCATACGATGTTGTTGGTGGAGCAAGAAATGTAAAACAATCAGACTTTGATGACAGAATAGATGTCATACCAGTTGCAGACCCAAATATTTTTTCAATGTCACAAAGAATTACACTTGCACAAACTCAATTACAAATAGCTACATCAAATCCACAGCTACACAACATGTATCAAATTTATAGAAACATGTATGAAGCAATCGGTGTTAAAAATGTAGATGCAGTATTACCACCACCAGCGCCAACTGCACCTATGGACCCAAGTCAAGAACATATTATGGCTTTAGCTGGTAAACCTTTTCAAGCTTTTACTGGCCAAGACCACAGAGCACACGTTACAGCTCACTTAAATTTTATGTCAACTAATATTGTCAGAAATAATCCTGCGGTTATGGCAGCGATACAAAAAAATATTTTAGAACATATTAGTTTAATGGCACAAGAACAAGTTGCTCTAGAGTTTAGAGAACAAATGCAGCAAATGATGATGATGCAACAACAAGCAGCCATGAATCCACAGGTTCAAGCACAGCTACAAGCGCTTACAAATCAGGTTGAAGCTAGAAAAGCAGTGTTAATTGCAGAGATGACAGAGGAATTTATGAAAGAAGAGAAGCAAATTACATCACAATTTGACTCTGATCCGCTGTTAAAACTAAAATCACGTGAAGTTGACCTACGTGCAATGGAAAATGAGCGTAAAAAAGACAATGATATGGCTCAACAAGACCTTGCAAGAGCAAGATTAATGCAACAAGGTGATATTGCAGAAGAAAAAATGGATCAAAATGAAAAATTAGCTAAATTAAGAGCTGGAGTTAGCCTTGCAAAAGCTGGAGCACAGCAGGCAACTATAATTACAAAGGATAATTAATGCCACTTAACAAAAAAGGTAAAAAAATTATGAAATCCATGAAAAAACAATATGGTAAAAAACGTGGAGAAACAGTTTTCTATGCATCTAAGAATAAAGGTGTTATAAAAGGCGTAGAAAAACGTAAAAAAGGAGCATAAAATGCAAAAACTTGATAAAATCAAGCCAGTACAAGTCGGCGAACAACAAGTTGAGATAGATCCTAGATCTAAAACAACTGCTGACAAAGCTTTTAACTTCATTGGCACAGGAAAACCTGAAATGCCAGTTGGTGGTCAAAAAAGAATGCTGGCAGAAAAGAAAAGAAACTCTAAAGCTTACTAATATGTGGTTATCGGCAATAAAATTAGCCGTCTCTACTGGTAGTAAGCTTTATGCTAACAGGCAGAAGACGAAACAAGCAATGTCTGATGCAAGATTAATGCATGCTGAGCGTATGGCCCGAGGCGAGGAAGCTTACCAGGGTAAATTACTAGAGGCTCGACAAAACGACTGGAAAGACGAATTCGTTTTGGTGATTCTCTCGGCGCCCGTGATTGTTTTAATTTGGGCAGTCGTATCAGATGACCCAACTGCGATGCAGAAGGTTGAATTATTTTTTCAATATTTTTCGCAGCTCCCTACATGGTTCACAAACCTTTGGATACTTGTAGTTGCGTCGATTTTTGGTATAAAGGGTACACAAATTTTTAGGAACGGCGGAGGAAAAAAATAATGTCTAAACTTTACAAAGGCTATGAAGCAGGTAAACAAATATTTGGGGCTGTAAAAAATTTATTAAAAGGTGGAACACAAAAAACTACCGGACAAGCTATCAAATCTGTTCCTGTTGGAAAAAATTTAAAAACGAAAAGATTTCAACAAGACGACATCATTAAAACAAGAGAAAAAGTAATGACGGAGTATGGCATTAAAGATCCAAAAAGTAGAGTTGCCATAAGAACAAAAGCTAATCAACCAAAAATAAATAAAAAAATAGCTGATATAGCAGATAGAAAAGCTAAAGGTGGTAGAGTTGGTTACAGAAAAGGAACTCCAAAAAGAGAAACAAATGTTCAAAAAATTAAAAAAACTTTTGGTCCTAAAAGTTTAGGGATGCAAAGTGTTATCTATGGACTAGATAAAAATCCTAATATAACAAAAGCAGATCCAAAAGCAAAATTTATAGCAGCAGCTAATAAAAAGAAAAAGAAGGTGTAATGGCTGGTAAAGGTTTATATGCAAACATACATGCTAAAAGAAAACGTGGAGGCAAGATGCGAAAGAAAGGTGCAAAGGGTGCACCAAAAGCATCTGACTTTAAACGAGCAAAACAAACAGCGAGGAAATAATGACTAAACTATGTCCAAGAGGTAAAGCCGCAGCGAAAAGAAAATTTAAGGTATATCCCAGTGCATACGCGAACGCATATGCTAGCAAAATTTGTGCAGGTAAAATTAAAGATCCATCTGGTGTAAAGAGAAAAGATTTTAGAGGCAGCAAAGCCGAAGGTGGATTAATGGAAGCAACTGCAAGATTAAAAAGACAAGGTCTAGGCATGGGTGGTAGAGTTTGTAAGATAGCTAAAAGAGGAATGAACAGGGACGCTATCGGAAAGAATTCGTAATGGCCAAGAATGGTCTTGATAAATGGTTTGCCCAGAAGTGGGTAGACATAGGAAGTAAAAAGAAAGATGGATCTTTTTCCAAGTGTGGAAGATCAAAACAAAAGAAAGATGCAAAACGTAAGTATCCAAAATGTGTCCCACTTGCTAAAGCAAGACGTATGACAGAGGGGCAAAGAAGATCAGCTGTACAAAGAAAGAGGGCAGTTGCACAAGGTGTTGGTGGTAAACCAACAAATGTAAAAACTTTTGCAAAAAGAAAACAAGCTATGATGGGTGGATTTATGGCTAGAAGAATGGGGATGAGATAATGGTTAAAAATAAAATGTCACCAACTAGTGATAAAAAAAATCCTAAAATGAATAGCATGATGAAACAAGCACAAAAAAATTATATTGGAAGTTTTATTAAAGGTGAATTAGGTGGGGTGTCTGTATCTAATAAAAGTTATAAAAAATATTATGGAAAGAAGATAATGCCATGAGAAGACAGGATAAAATGCCTGCAAGAAATAAAAAGAACTTCAGATCAACGAAGTCTGGAGCAGGGATGACACGAGCCGGTGTTGCTGCTTACAGAAGATTAAACCCCGGTTCTAAACTAAAAACAGCGGTCACTGGCAAAGTCAAACCAGGATCTAAAGCTGCTAAACGACGTAAATCATTCTGCGCAAGAAGCGCAGGGCAAATGAAAAAGTTTCCTAAAGCTGCGAGAGATCCTAATTCAAGACTAAGACAGGCTCGTAGAAGGTGGAAATGTTAAACTTATTTTCGGTTCCTATTTATTCAACACAGTTAAATTTAAACACAGATAAAATGACTAAATATTGTTTGTCTGTAAAGAAAAAAACAAAAAGCATTAGACAAAGTAATGAAGGTGGTTGGCATTCACCTTTTTTAGTAGGTAAACACCCGCCATTAAATGATTTATTTAAAGAAATTTTAAAAGCAGGAGAAATTTATAGAAATACAATATCCTATAAATATCCTTTAATATTACGCAGCGTATGGATAAATATGAATAGTTATAAAGATTATAATTTAGAGCATATACATCCACATAACGTCGTATCAGGAACTTATTACTTAAGCTCTAAAAATAGTGATATAGTTTTCATAAATCCGTCCCGTGATGTTATGTGCTATGATTGGGGATGGGATGCTATTGAAAAATATAATGAACATAATTCTTGCACTTGGAATATAAAACCTTTACAAAATCAATTAATATTGTTTCCAAGTTGGTTAAATCATAGTGTTGAACGTAATTTATGTAAAAAAGATAGAATATCTATCTCTTTTAATTTAATTAAAGAGCCTAATAATGAAAACAAAAACTAAAAAATTTAACGGCAGATCATACAAAATATCTCCACTAAAGGAGGGACCCTACAAAAAAGGTCTTGTAAAGAATTTAATGAAAGCTAGACGTGAGGTCAAAGTTGCATTAGATAAGAAAGATAAAGCACTTGAACGAAAAGCTCGTAATAAAGTGCATAAATTTAAAAAAAAGTTAGGAGAACGATCATGAGAAAAGCAAAGATGGGTGGCGGTATGATGAAAAGAACTATGATGAAAAAAGGTTCTATACCACCACAACTAAAAAAGTTCGTCATGGCTAAAAAGAAAAAAGCCGCGATGAAAAAGAAGAAGGCATAATGGTTAAGAAAATAAAAAAAGTTGCGAAAGCACTAAAGAAAGCTTCTGCTTTACATAAGAAACAAAGTAAAGTTATAGAGAAGCATATTAAGGAGATGAAACGTGGCGGATCCAAAAAAAGGTACGGGTAAAAAACCAAAAGGGTCTGGACGTAGACTTTATACGGACGAAAATCCTAGAGATACCGTCCGTATAAAATTCGCAACCCCAGCAGATGCAAGAGCAACTGTTGCAAAAGTAAAACGTGTAAATAAACCCTTTGCACGCAAGATACAAATATTAACAGTTATGGAACAACGGGCTAAAGTTATGGGTAAAAGCCGAGTTGCATCCATTGCTAAGAAAGGAAAAGATGCAATTAGAAAACGTCATAACAAAACTAATTAAGTTTATGAAAACAAGAGCTGATGCTTTAGCTGTAACAATAACGTCAGGCAGCATTGACAATATGGAAAAGTATAGGTATATTGTTGGACAAATAACTGCTTTAGAAGCAGTGCTACAGGAACTCTCTAACCTGCTAGAAGACAAGGAGCAAAATGGAAAAGGAACAGTCATCGATATTAAAACCAAACAATAAACTTGTTGGTGTAAAACCGTCAAAACAAGAACCAAAATTACCAAAACCAACTGGATGGTT